GCCAGCGGCAGCCTTGTTCCCTAAGGGCCTCCTTCTGTGGTTTTGTGTTGCCACGAACCCAGACCCACAAACCGATCAGATCGATCTGAAGCTCTGGCAGTTTAAGCAATTCGCTGATCTTGTTCATGATTTCCTGCTCTCGCTCTGATTGGTAGGTGTACTTCCTGCCGTCCTGCTCTTGTCCATGACCAGCCTTCAGGCATTGATGATACTGCGCATTTATTGCCTTCATCGTTTCCAAGCATCCGCCTAGGTCCGGGTGATACTGGCGGGCTAGTTCCCGATAGTGGGACTTGATCTCCGCAACGCTTTTTAGTCCTTGGAAGTAGTTCACGGTGGTAGGTGGTTAATGGGTAGGTGTGCTGCCGAGGGCAGCAGGGAAGCCCCGCGGGGCCTCCGTGCTGGCTTCAGGCGGGGATGATGCGGCGGCCTTCAAGTCGCCAGCGCCGCGGCGGCTGTGGTGCCTGCTTGCTGATCTCGTTGCGGCCATACAGCCAGCCGCGACCCTTGCAGCCGAAGCACACTCCATTTGCAATGTGCTGGAAGTGCGGAAGATGGCCGGTGCCGTTGCAGCCGAACAAGCAGGGATAGGCGCGGCGGCTGCCGGGCCACGGGTTCGAGGCGAGCGGTCGCCACCATGCCGGCCGGTTTTCGGAGTAAAGGCGCCAGATCGGATCGGCGGCGGCCGGTGCGGTTGTCGTCATCGGTCTTTGAGTGGTTGGTGGGTAGGTGCTGCCGGGATTGGTGACGGCTCCCGGCGGGCCGCGGCGATCAGTACCCGATGCCGTTGTCCGGTTCGCGGTAGCCAATCCAGAACCGCTCACCCGGGTAGGAGCGTTCCAGCGCTTCCACCTGGGCATCGGCCGCCTCGGCCGTGTGGAAGGCGTGGCCCGTGGGCACCACGCGGCTGCCCTGGTCGTCGGTGATGGTGCAAAAGGTCTCAAACATGGCGTTAGGTGGTGGTGGGGTAGGTGGTGGGCAGGCCTCAGGCCAGGGCCAGGGCGGCCAGCAGATCGGCGCGGCGGCCGTTGCGGGCCAGGGCCCGGTGACCTGCAGCACGGGCCAGCTGGCGGAGTTCACGGACTGGCAGCGCTGCCGCTGCTGCAGGTGCCACGGCCACCACGGCCACCGCTGCAGGTGCCACGGCCACCGCTGCCGCAGGCTTCCAGCCCGCAACGGTCAGCACCAGCGCCGCCACCGCTGCCACTGCAGCAACGGCCAACGGCAGCAGGGCCAAACCCCCAGCTGCAGCAATCTCAATCGGATGGGCACTAAGGCCCCGGGTCGTCGTCATTGATTCCTTCGGTTGGTTGGTAGGTGGTGCCAGGCTCCGCGGTTCTCAGCGGTTCCCCTGGCCTCCATAGACTACACAGATGGAATGGTTGGGGGAAGGGCCTTTTGCTCTGTTGTTGTAAATCGTTACAAAAGGGGGGTTGACGGATGGCCCCTGCCCCTGGCCACCACGGCAGTCTGACCCTGCAGCGGATGTTCAATCCACCGACACCCCCTGCCCTGCCCCTGTTCTGTCTCTACTGCTGCCGGATCCATGGCCAACGGCTCCCAGCCAGGGCAGATAGGCCACCCCACCGGGGGGGATTGGCTTGCCAAGCGCTTGGGGGACCCCCCGACCAAATGCGCCACATTTTCCGGGGCGCTGGGGGAGCAGTGGACACCAGGGCTGCAGTGGATCCCGTGATTGGGAGGATGGTGTCTCGTACGGCTTCGCCCCCCCATCGCCCGTAAACAGCCCGCCTCGCCGGCGGGGCATCCCGTCTGCGCTTCGCTCCGTCGGGATTCACACGGTGGAAGAGGGGATGTGTGTGTGGGGGGTGGGGGGGAACCGATGAGGCCGGGCAACCGGAGGCCTTGGATCGACGGCTGCTATGGGATCACTAGAGAGATCATTAGAGCGAATACCAAGCCGGCCTGTTGTGGAGGGGGTTTCAGGGGGTAGCTTTATCCGGTCCGATATAGGACCAAAACGACAACCCTCTCCACGACTGGGCTGCGAAACCAGAAGTGGATGCAAACGGGCTGTCTGACCGCCCCAAACGCGATCAACGAATGGACTCTAGGCATTTCATCAAGACCTACATGCCGGACACCAGCGCCACGGAAGACAGGCTGCTGCTGCTGCTGCGGCAGAAGCGATTGCAACCGCGTGACCTGGTGGTTGTGCGAGCTCTGCAGATGTGCATGTGCAAGGCCGCCGGGAGGGACCAGGGGCGGATCAAGGCGAGCGTGGCGTACCTGGCGGAGCTATCGGGAACCAAGGAGCCGAACGTCCACACGACGATTACTCGGCTGCGGAAGGAGTACCTGGTGGTGCGCTGCCGAAACCGCCGGACTGGGGAGCTGTACTACCTGCTGGACCCAAACCTGTTTTCGATCGGGAGGGCACAGAAGGAGGGGCACCTGTGGTCTCAGTTCAAGGAGGCTTTCGACTGTGGCGGTGACATGGAGGACTGAGGGATCCGGCGTTAGATTTCGCCTGACGCTGCGATCCACCCATGTACCTGAGCAACAGCGAGAAGGAGGCTCTGTGGCTGACCGGTTTTGGCTCGGATGTTCCGCCTTGGGCTGTGCAGCAGGGACTTGAGCAACAGCTGGCGCGTGGGAGCTACGTGCCCGGGGAGGAGTCGCTGCGGTTGAGGCTGGCGGATGCGCTGGAGCTGGAGGAGCGGCTGGCAACGCAGCGGGCCGAAAAGGCGCAGGGGGCCGAGGACGAGCCCGCCACAGCGGGCCAGGATGCCGCCGAAGAGGCCCCAGCCGGCCAGTGGCGGTCTCCGCTGGAGATCGTGCAGGAAGGGGCCGAGGAGGCGGAGCAGGAGGCCACTGGCGAAGAGGAAGCAATGCCGGCCGCTGTGGATCAGCAGATCGAGGACCGCGATTTCTCCAGTTTCTCCAAGACACAGCTGGTCACCTTTGCCGCGGATCAGTTCGGGGTGAAGCTCAATCGATGGGTCTCCAGGGATGAGCTGATTGCCCAGGTGCAAAACCTGGTGGACGAGGGCAACGGGGACGTTCCGGAGTGAGCGGTATGCTGGCTTCGTCGGTTGGGTGTGGTAGCCCGTCCGGTAGGTGCAGGAGATCCCCGTCCGGGCTTGCCTTGGCGGGGGTTTCCCGTTGATCCCTGATTGGGAGCCGCTGCCAGAGGAGCTGTGGCCGGCCGATGCGTTTGCGGCCTACATCCTGCAGGAGCTGGGCCTGGCCGATGAGCCAACCAAGCAGCAGCTGGGCATCATCGAGTGGGGCGATTCAGGCCCCCAGTTCCAGATCACCGTCGGTTTCCGGGGGGTGGCCAAGTCCACGCTGGCCGCCATCGATGCGATGCGGCGGCTGCGGATCGATCCCTTTAATGAGCGGGTGCTGATCGCCTCGAACACGGACGAGAAGGCGGCAGAGATCACCGGGCAGATGCTGGCCTGGACCCAGAGCATCGACATCTTGCGGTGCCTGCAGCCGCGGCCTGATGGTCTCAAGGCTGCCGGTGCGTTCAATGTGGCGCCGGCCCGGATCGGGGCGGAGCAGGCGCCTTCTGTGCGGGCCTCGGGGATTCTGGCGTCAGCGCTGACCGGGAAGCGGGCCACCTTCATCGTGCCCGATGACATCGAGACCCTGAACAACTCGATCACACCGCTCAAGGTCGAGCGGTTGTTTCACGCAATCAGCGAGCTCGAATCGATCATCAAGCCGGCCGATCGTGACTGGGACGCAGCGAATCCTCCCAGCTACGACATGGCCGACCAGGTGCGGCAGGTGTTCCCGCGGAAGATCTGCTACAAGGGCACCCCTCACCTTGAAACAAGCCTCTATTGGCGGCTGGTGCGCGAGCGGGGCTATGCCATCCGCTTCTGGCCCTGCCGGTATCCGGATCCCAGCAAGCCGGACGAGTGGGGGGCCTACGAGGGGCACCTTGATCCGTTGATTGCTGCGGAGGTGCAGGCGCATCCGGAGCTGGTGGGGATGCCCACCGATCCGGAGCGCTTCGATCACGAAGAACTGCTGGGCCGCCAGAGCCGGCTGAGCCGCCAGAACTGGCAGCTGCAGTGGATGCTGAACACCAGGATCAGCACAGCCGATCGCTATCCGATCCGCCTTGGCGACCTGGTGGTGCTGTCGCTGGATGGGAAGGCCCTGCCGGAGCTGGTGGTCTGGTTTGACGATGCCGAGCTGCGCCACACCGATCTGGTGTGCGTGGGGATGGGCGCCGATCGGCACTACCACAAGCCGAAGGTCCTCGGTAGCTGGCTGCCACGGGAGGAGAAGTGGAACGCCGGCCTGTTCATCGATCCTTCCGGCCGCGGCAAGGACGAGCTGGCCTGGTGCGTGATGGCGGAGCTCAACGGCAACATCTTCCTGCTTGAAGAGGGCGGCACCAGCGCCGGCTACGGGGAGGAGGTGCTGACGATGCTGGCCCAGCGTGCCAAGCACTGGAGGGTCGTCACGGTGAAGGCCGAGTCCAACTTCGGCGATGGCATGTTTGCGGCCCTGCTGCAACCGGTAATGACCCGGATCTACCGGGTCATGGTCGAGGAGGAGCGAGTTAGCCAGCAGAAGGAGCGGCGGATTGTGGACCTTCTGGCGCCGTTGATCCAGCAGCACCGACTGATTGTGGCCAAGCAGGTGCTGCAGCGCAGCTATGCCGAGGCCGAGCAGGACCCGGAGCATGGCCACCTCCGCTCCCTGCCGTATCAGCTCTCACGCATCACGATTGAGAAGGGCAGCCTGGAATGGGACGACCGGGCGGACGTGCTCTCGTTTGGCGTGAAGCATTTCCTGGATTTGCTGGCAAAGGACCAGGAGAAGGAGCAGCAGCGGCGGGTGGATGAAGAGGAGGATGCCCTGCTGGAGCTGTTTCTGAGCGATGACGCGAGCGCGATCGACACCCTGGTGCTGGGCGGTCGGCGGCCGGCGCAACGGGGGCCCCAGGGAGGCGTCAGCCGGGAGCCGCGGCCCTTGGCCCAACCATCCGGAAAATCCGGATAGATGGGTAATCACGCCGCCCCCTCCACCGGAGGGGTGGGCAGCGCCACCAGGCGGCGCTTTTCCCTGATGCGGCTGCTGTCGATGTTGCTGCTGATCTTTGCCTTGAGCTTTTCCCTCTGCGAATCACCAATTGAGGAGGTGATTCCGTTGTGCTTGAGCACCGCCAGGGCCAGGCGCTTGTCCTCGTCGGTCGGCACTCTCACACTGCCGTCTTCAAGAACACGGACATCAAGGGCCTCGTCGATCTCTTTCAGCAGCTTGGCCTGGATCGACTCCAGTTGTTCTTGGTGATCGGCCACGGTTACATGGGTGTAGCTCTCAACCCATCATGGCTCAGCTCGTCGGCCCAACCAAAACGCCTCACCAGTTCGGCTTCAGGCTGCGCGACAAGATCGTGCCCCTGTTGGCCAAGGGCACGGTGTTCGTGTCGGTCTCTCAGGAGGGTTAGACGTAAGAAATTGCCAGCTGCACATCGCTAGCGTTTGCAACCGTGCTGCCGAGCTGGGCAGCATCGGTCGTAATGGCCTGGGCACCAACAGAGCACCTCGATGACACTGAACGGCATCACATCAGCCCCCGGATGGTTGCAACCTGATCGGCTGAATAAGTGCCAGGTAGCACCATGATTCGGTCGATTGTGTAGCCCGTGTTTAGGGTCAAGGTGCCGGCTGACAGGGTTGCACAACCGGCTGGCTTCTCGACCAGCGTGACGTTTGTCGTTGGGAGGCCGGTCAGGCTGGCGGCATCAGCGAAGCGGGTTGCGGTTGCACCGGCGGTTGGGATATACGAGTCAACCCGATCTGTCTGCAGTTGGGCGCCATACACGTCAACAGTAACAGCAGAAAATGTGCCGCCAGTTGGCCGACTATCATTACCGATAAAAATGCCCAAATTTCCGGCCTTGGTTCCAGTCAAAGCCTTGGCAAAACCATATCTCCGCCATTCGCTGGTAAGTGTAAATTCTTCAGATGCCCATGCAGCTGAGGGCGGTCCAGTAGTAGTTGATTGAATGTATAAATTTATACTAGCCGCCCCCGATACTCTTTTAATCCAAACAGATGCGGCCGGGACTGCAACGTTTGCTTGCGGAGTATTTGAACCATTCCAAGCAATAGAGTAGCCAGCCGTGCCTCCACTAAATACAAATCTATAAATAGTGCCAGTATTTCCATTTGGCAACAGTCCTGTGTAAGTAGTTCTTGTTGTGCCAAACATAATAGATTGGGCAAGAACCCAGCCAAGTCCGGCAAAGTCTTCACTATCGCGGACAAGATTTGTAGCCTGCCCCTCAAACAACAATCCTCGCCGCGTCAGTGACACGGGATCAAAATCAAACCTCGCAACGTTTGTGCTGGCTGTTTGCAATAGGCCGTTGCTGCCAATAAACGTACCGTTGCCGGAGCGAGTCAGTGTTAGCGACCCGCCAACACTGCCGTAATTTGTCAGCGTTCCTTGCAGGCGGAACTGATAATCAACTAGTGCAGATGGCTGAACAAAATTCAGCAGATCAGCCGTCCCATCAAACAGAAAAGCGCTTTTCATCAATATGACTCCCGCACCTGGGCGGTGCTGGTGCCTGATGCCAGCAGGCCGTACCAGGCTCCAGCTACGCCCGTGAAATCTGCTTGATCCATAAACACTCCATTCCCGGCGGGGATTGTCACAAACGTGTTTGCGGTCGTCACCGGTGTGGCGCTTCCGATACTGAGCGCTGCACCTCCTGATGGGTTGAAAATCAGCAATCGCTTCCTGGTCGTCCTGGCGGCCAGCAGCTGCACCGTCGTGGTCGAGGTTGCCACTGAGGTCTGAGCGTCAGCCGTTGGCAAGCCCAGCGCTGTGCCGGTGCCGCTGCCATCGAGCACCACCACCGGCAATGGATTTTCAGCGCTGCCGCCAGCGACCAGCACCGATGGGGCCGCCCCAGCGGCGTTTGTTCCCCGACCGCCAAGCACCTCAGTGGTTAGCTCCTCGTACTCAATGACCGACAGGAATGTCACCAGCGCATTGGTATTACTGGCCGGTGCAGTGGCACCATTTAGCCACCGTAGCTGTAATTTATAGTTGGTGTTTGGGCTGGGTGCTTTGAGTTGAAGCCGATAGCTATTGACGCGGCCAACGGCGCTATCAAGAGCTGCCGAACCGTGAAACCAAACCTCATCATATGAGGCTTCAATTTCAAATAATTTGGCCGGGGTCCCCGTGCTCGGATAGGTCGATGCGGCCGATTGGTTTGCGGTCAGGCCTCCCGATCGCACTTGATGCTTGGCCTGAGTGACGGTAGTTCCGTCAAATACCAGGCCAGCTAATTCCAAGCCATCAGGCACTCCCGAATCGTTAATAGATACCAACTCGATAAAAAATGTTTGGTTGGCAATTCGCTGACTTAGCGACAAGCCGACCGCCACCTTTGCGGGCAGATGGAATACCTGTGTGGAAAGCAAGCTGGTGACGTTATTTGCCGTGGTGCCACTGCCCATGGTCAGCGTTCCGGCTGATTCCGAGATCGTGCCAAACCCCACAGTGGCGGCCCACAGTGAGGCGTTGACAATGCCATCAGCAAACGAGTCGCGGAATGGCGTTCCGTTCGTTGTTGCCGGCTTGGGTTCGGGGTAGATGGGCACTGGGGATGGGCGGGGCTCCCCTCATGCTACGGGGATGTAGAGCATTTGGCCGATGCCTAGCTTTTGGCCAGCTTGGTGACGATGCCAGCCAACAGCTCCAGCGCCCGGTAACCCTTCACCAAGGCTCGATCGAAGGTGCTCAGGGCATCGTCATCGCGGGGGGTCGGGGTCAGGTTCACGATCACCACGGCAATGGCATGCGCCACGGCGGCGGCCATCATCCAGTCCTGAAAATTGTGGTTAAGAATCATGAATCATTCCTGCCTTCCAATGCTGAGATGCGGGTCTCGTGGTTGTTGCACCGATCCCACAGGCGATCGATCGACGCATCGAGTCGGCCCATGGTCTTGTCCAGGTGGTTGATGCTCTGTGTCAGCAGGGCCAGCGCCGTGGCCTGCTGCGTGTCGGTGCTGAAGCGAGCATGCGCCCATCGGTCGAGCTTGCCGAGGAGCCAGCCGGCCCCCAAGACCGCCATGCCAGAAATGGGCTCAGGAAGTGGCATGGGCCTCAACCAATCGTTTCATGCTACAGGGATGCAGAGTGTTTCGCCCGCACTTTTAGCCAGCATTGACAACGGTAAGCCAATTCTCTGAGCCGCTTGTGAGCTGAACGGTGCCGGTCCCAAATGGATAGACCTCAACCCTTACAGTGCCTTGTAACATATATTTGGAAATGCTACAACCTAGCTCTACGACAGTTTGGCCGGCCTGGGCAACAGCGTTTACTATCCTGTTTCCACTTGGAGTAACAACGCGTAGCTGAACGCTGGTGATGCCAGTGGCCAGGAAATTGACCCTAACTTTGGCATTGATATTGTAAAATCCTCCGCAGGGGAGGGTAAGCACACCGCTAGACGCTGTGATAGCCCTTAAGGCAACAACCGTATCAAATGCAACCGTAGTAAATGTGTTGCCAGTGATGGACTGGGTGGCATTAAGATATAACTCTGCGCTTGCGTCCCCGGCGGGAAGCCTGATGTTAGCCGCGTCGGGGTCAGCGATCTGTATGGTCTGGTAGTTGTTATAGCCCAGTGCTATAAGCTCGTTTGTATCTTCAATTCTTATATCTGCCGTGAGATTGTTCCGAAGATAATTGCCTGAGATCATCGCATCCCCAGGCTTTGAAGGGTTCCAGTTTGGCGGCGGCGAAGGGTTGGACTCCCCTAGCCGGTTCCTAAGGATAAGACCATACTGATTGCAGTTAATAATGATATTCCCCTCAATTATAGCCCCAGTCGTAACCCCGGATTCGCTGTTAATTACAAGACCATGGCGGGCGCCAAGGACAGGGACGGTGGTGTTCTCGCTGTTTATGTAATTGTTGGCAAAAATTGAAGCGTCGGAATCATCCCATCCAACATTGCCGCACCCCCCTCGATGTTTTAGAAAATGGTTCCCAGTCACCATGTTGCCAGTGGAGCTAACGTCCACGGTGAGGTTTTCATAACCGTTATCGTTAAACCTGTTATTGGCGATTTTTGTTTGGTTTGCTTTGTTAAGAGCGACTCCGGTGCCCCCGTTTAACTTGATGTAGCAGCGCTCAATTAAATTCTCAGTTGACGTGATGGTATTTCCATCTATCAAGATGCCGTACAGCGGCGCCCCGTAGACTTCTACCCCTGACCAGGAATTGCCGTTTCCCTGCACGTTAAATCCGTTGTAGCCAGATCCAGCGGCCAAGCTACGAGCAGTAGCGTTGCAGTCAAGGCTAAAATCTTGAAACATGCAATTATTACGTCCGGCTAGGACAAACGCATGACCGGTTGCCATGCTTGAAGCGCAGCGGATAATGGTTCTTCCAGCCCCAGCCCCACGGATTCTTAGAGCGTCCCTAGGGATGGCTAGCTCAGAAGTTAACAAGAATACGCCTGGGGGCAACTCGACCGAATTGTTAGCCGTCAACGCCTGAGCAAGGGTGTTGTAATCAAGAATAGACGGATAGTCAGTCAGCTTTGATTGCACAGTCCTGGAAAGGGCGCCCGTGCCCAACTGGCTGACCGACAGAGGCGTATAACGGCCATCGGGATCCACTGGGAAATAGTCGACCCAGTTCCAGGAAGAAGCAATGGGGCTGCCATAAATCAATCGAGCTTTTATATCTGTGCCGCCAATAAATCCGGTCGGCTTTCCGGTCAGCGGAGCAAACGAGCTCAGTCCAGTGGTGTTGCTAATTTCAATCCGCTGGCCGGTTGTCGGGGAAGCAGGAATGTTTGCTACTGCTGCAATGGGCTGATACGGCAGTGCCGCTGTCACGGCCGCAGCAGTGCTCGTAGCCAAGGAAGCCGCAGCGGCCGCAAAATCGGCCTGCTCTTGGATTGCGTACAGCGATTGCAGATCGGCCGTGTTGAGGTTGGTTTGCGTGGGAGGCGAGGCGGAGGCCCAGACCACCAGCTGCGTGCCTGATGGTGTGTTGCGGATGACGGTGATCGTCGTGCCCACAGCAGGAGCAACAGTGGTCTGAATCTGGGTGTCGGAAAGCCAGGTAAAGCCAACCCCATCCACCAGCTGTGTGCCGCTCCCTGTGATGACGTCGTAGTTAAGAAAAACCTTGACGTGGGCTTGTAGGAGGTAGGGGAACGAAACCGAAAATAGGCGGTTCGTGCCATTACCGGAAGTCGTGGTGGAGGCAAGGGCCAAGGCGATACTCTGCAGCTGTGTATTGCTGCATTCTGGCCTCCCTGGCGCCGACTACAAGCTCATTGAGAGTTTCCCGGCACCAGCGCCTTGATGACCGAGCGGAACTCGTTGTTGGCCTCTGGGATGCTGTTGGTGTACGCCTGGGCGGCCATGCCCTGCCACTCCTTTGCCCATGGGGTGTCGCTGGCTTGCAGCTGCCCGGTGGCGCGTAGGTCGTAGTAGGTGCCGATCTCTCGGATCACCCATGGCCCCGGCATCTGCTGCCGCTTGGCCGGCGGTCGGTCCTTCACCTCCGGGTTGGAGGAGGTGGCCGGATCGGCCTGCAGGGCCCGGTACTCGGGCGAACGGAACAGCCAGTTGTAGGCCTCGTAGATGGTGCGGCCCTTGATGGCCTGGGCCACCAGGTTGCGCAGCGGGGTTTCGAGTTGGTCCGTGTCCCTCACCGTGACTTTCTCCCCGTTGTTCATTTTCTGCACCTGGGCGCGGACCGCCTTGATGCTGAACTCCCCCGATCGGCCGTGGAGGTCGTTAAGCAGGTCGTAGTCACTGCCGCCCTTGGTGCTGAAGCGGTAGCGGTTCCATTCCTTCTGCGCCTCAGGGGCCAGGGGCACGCCGTTGAGGCGACCTGTCAGCAGCGGCTGGGGAGGATCAAGCAGGTCTTGCTTTGCCAGCTCCTGATGCACCGGGCTGGTGAAGAAGCCCGGCATCCCGACTGGGTGGTCCTCCTGCCGCATCCCATCGGAAAGGTGGATGTCGCGGCCCAGGTGGTCCTGCTCCCGATAGGCCACGCCAGCAACGCGGCCTAGGGCCGGCTGCAGGGTGACCAGCAGGTTGCGCAGGCCGTCCTCGGTGAACCTGATCTCTTCGGGCAGGTTGCGCATCAGATCGCGGTCGCCGGGGGTGATCTCGGGGTAGCGGTAGAAGTCCTTGCTGCCGCTTTCGCCAAGCCGCTCCGCAGTGCGGACCAGGCCGCTGACGGGGTTCCCCTGGCTTGATGCCATCCAGCCCAGGAACCGCTTCCACTGCGTCTCGTCGCCGGACTGCACAACCTGCAGGAACTGCTGCAGGAACTGCAGGGGGGTAGCGCGAACGATCACGCCCGTCATCACCTGCCCGATGCCGGCGGCGATCGTCGCCTTGTCGTAATGGCTGGCGCCGGCCGCGTCCGCCGCATCGTGCAGGTCCTTCCACAGCATCAGCGTGTTCAACAGCGGCACTTGGCCCAGCGGGATTGGAATCCCAAATACCGTGTTGGGGACGTTCCCTTGAGCCAGCCACTCCCGCCGCTGCTTGGGGTCCTGCGGGCCGTTGCCGGTGAGTTTTCCCCACGGGTTGTCAAGCGCCAGGAAGCTGGCGCCCAGGAAGGCCTGCAGCACCCACGCGCTCTCCACCTGGGCGATCTGCGCCGCCGTGGGGCTGGCGCCGTGGAGGTGTTGGGTCAGCAGCTTCGCCGTCTTGAATCCAGCCCCCAGTGGGCCGGTGGCCACATCGAGCAGGAACGCGATGGAGTTGGTTGGGACCCTGGGGAACGGGAAGGCGGTGGAGTCCAGGATCCAGCTGGCCTTCTGTGCTCGCTTCTGGATGTCGTAGACAGCGCCGGCCACGCCCTCCGGGTCGTTCTGCATCCGCATTGCCTGGGCATACTCCCAGGCCCCCTTCTGCATGTCGTTGGCAAGCACGGGGGTGCCGGGGATCCCCTTCTGCGCCATGTAGGCCCGCAAGTCCTCATCGCTGGCCAGATCCTTGGTGATGCCGTTCTTGCGGCGGAAGTCGATCAGGTTCTGCTCGCTCGGGATCTGCTGATAGATCGCGTCTTCGAGCTGCTTGTCCACGTAGGCCTTCAGCCTGGCCTGATCGGTCACGCCAGTTTGCGCATCCACCAAGCCCAGCTGGATGCCGTTGCGCTTGGCATCCATCAGCAGATCGTTGTGGAGCTTGAACCGGTACATCCGGGCCCCCACCACGTTGTCGTCCACCGACAGCATCCTGAAGCCCGGCGTCACCGGGAAGTTGGTGACGCCGGGGATCTTCTCGGCCAGGGATTTCTGGGTCAGTTTCCAGGCCACATGCAGCTTGTCGCGGATGTCGCGGATCAGCCCTTCATCCCCGAACGGGTTCTTGTCTGCGCTGGCCCACAGCCGGGGGTCCCAGTTGATCGGCTTCTGCAGCACTTCCCGTGCCTGCTGCAGCTCCTGCTCCGGCAATAGCGCCCGCCCGTGCATGTCCACGTCGTTGGCGAACGGCGTGCTCCCATCCAAGAACCGCTCCCAGTAGAGCTCTCGAAAGCCCAGCCGCATGGCCCGCTGGCTGGTGCTGAAGGCCTCCCATGCGGTCTGGTAACCCTCCAGCCGATCGCGCCAGGCGGTGCGAAACACCTTGGTGCCGAACGGGGCCATCAGCGGCCCGTTCTCCGCTGCCACCTTCGCCAGGCCGTGGATCTCCATCACCCTGTTGGGGATGGCGCTGCTGAAGATCGGTGTGAAGCCATTGAACAACCAGCTGTCCTTCACGTAGCCCAGGTCGCGGCGGGCGGCGGGTGATGTCCACTTCTCGTCCAGCAAGCCGAGGGGGTCCATCCCGGCGATCTGGATGTCGAGCTCCAGCTGCTTCAGCCCCGCCACGCCATCGGGGCCCTGGTCCACCAGGCTGACCACCTTCCCGAAGATCGAATCGTCGCTGTAGTCAGCGATTTCCTTTTTGGTGGGGATCGGGTTCTCCTCGGTGCCAGGGCGGACGATCAGGTCCTGCTCGGGGATCCGCAGCTGATCGGCAAAGTCACCCGGGGCCTTCTTGAGGCTTTGCAGCGACTGGCCCAGCTTGCGGCGGTTCAGTGCCCAGTTGCGCTGGCCCAGCAATGCCTTCTCGTAGCTGGTGGCAAACTTGCGGCCCAGCTCCACCGGTGCCGGCACCCCGGCCTCCTCCATGAAGGCCCGGATCGAGCGGATGTCCGCCAGCATGTTCTGCATGGTGAGGTCCGCAATCACCCGGTTACGGGTGGTGGCCTCCAAGATGTTCTGCACCGGCACCATGTTCTGGGCAGCAAACTGCGCCAGAGCGTCGTAATCGAGGCCGGCGGCGGGGAAAGCCGCTGATGCCATGTCCGCAAACTGCTCGGGGCTTACCGGCGAGGTGACGAACGCATGGTCGCCTGGGGCTTTGCTGGCCCAGTCGCCCAGCAGCACCTCAGCCGCGGCGCCCATGTCCTCGGCCGGCAGCTCATCGAACCAATCCGCCAGCTGCGCGAAGTTCTGGAAGCGGCCATCGGCGCCCATTGGGGTCTCCCTCTCCCCCAGTGATCGGCGCACCAGCCGCCGAATCGAGTCGGAATCCATCGCCCCCAGGAAGCGCCGCAGCATCTGCGTGGCCGGGTCGCCGGTTTGATCGTTCGACAGGAGCCGCGAGACCCGTTCGGTGTGGTCCAGATCGGCCCGTTGCTTGGCCAGCCGTTGCTTCAGCTCGGCAATCTGCCGGAGCAGGTCGTCGCAGTTGCTCATGTGCCGCAGCCTCCTTCGTTGAGTTTCTGTTGCAGGTCATCAATCTGGGTCTTGGTGCCGTCGATCTGGCGCTGCTGTTCGGGCAGCGGCAGCCGGGGGCTCCCTGCGGCGAAGTCCTGCACCGGCACCACCACGGTTTCACCCGAAGTATCCCGCGCAGCAGCTTTGATCGCCTCCTTCACGGTCTTGCCGTGGGCGGCCACCTGGTCGGGATCAAGCCCAGCGGCGATCAGTTCATCCCGGAACTTGTTGGCCGATTTGGACCCTCCTTTAGCGTTGTCGTTTGCCAGCACATAGGCGGCGCGATCCAGATCGGACTCGAACTGCAGGGTCTTGCGTCCGTATCGGGGGGAGGACTTGGCCAGCTCTGGGGGCAGGGTGAACTCTGGAGCGCCGGATACTTCGGACGCGATTCGCCCGGCCTGGCCGGCATCAAGGGCATCAAGGCCCTGTCGCAAGTTGCCGAAGGCTTCGCCAGCGCGACGGTAGAGGCGAGTGCCGGACTCGGCCATCTTGCGCATCTGCTGCTCGAAGAGGTCGGCGATGGAACCCGTCGGCTCAGGGGGCAGCGCCTCGGGGTCAAGGGCGCCAAGGCCCTGGCGCAAGTTCACGCTGTCGATCTTGCTGTTGAGCTTCAGGTACTCGGCTGCCAGCCGTTCTTTTTCGGCATCCAGTTGCGGGTGGTACTGAGGGATGTTGTCTTCGTAAACAGCCAGCCCAGTTGCTTTTTTGTTATCAAATACATTCACCTCGAAGCCTGAAGGCCCATTGGACGAGTCGGGAAACTTGACCCTAATCGCATCGTAATCTGGCAGGTATTTTTCAAGGTTGGTATTAATGCCCAACGGGAAACTTAAGTCTTTAGATTTAAGCCATCTGCGATAGGCTGTTTCGGATTGAAACTCTTTAATCCGCAGTTTTGACGAGTCTACAAACACAAGCCCTCCATCTTTCTTCCCGCCCCAATAAAAATCTGCTTGATTAACGTCATTGACGTGCCCAAAATACACGCCAGTCCCTAGCCGATGCTCTCCTGTATGCGACGGAGCAAAAACAGTGCCTTCGCTCTCAACGGCTGAGGATATAAAGCCATCTTGCTTTATAGAAGAGACGCTTTCTGCGACAGTTGCATGCACAAGGTCGTAGCCATCTAGCTTTGCGCGACTCAGTACGTCGATTAGATAAGTCAACTCATCGCCACCTAAACTCTCGGCAAGAGCTGCGGCCGCTGTCTTCGGCTGAGCGCGAGGCCCCGGAACGATTTCGGGGGCGACGGGATCCACCCACTCCGCCCCCAGGCCCTGCGCCTTCTTCTCCTGCAGCGAAAGGAGGTCGTAGCCCTCGGCCTCCCGCGCCGCCTTCTCCGCTGCCCAGGCGATCTCGGCATCCTGCCGGGCGTGCTCCGCTGCCAGCCGCAGCTCATCAGCCGCTGCCTGCCGGGTGGCGGGCATGTTCGGCAGCTGCTCCTCCAGCGGCAGCGTCGGGTCCATGGCGGCCAGCTCCCGCTGCACCGCTTCGAGGTCTGCCGAGGGGGCCGGGGGGAGCTCCAGCGGCTTCATTTCGGTGGGCCGCACCTCGCCGTTGGCGATCGCCCGTTGGATGGCGTGGGCCTCCAGCGTTGCCCGATCGGGTTCGGGGATTGGCGCCGGCTGTGGGGCGGGTGCCGCCATGTCCTGCGGGGTGGCCTTCATGCCGCTGCTGGCCAGCTCCCGCTCGATGCTGTCGCCGATCTCCCGCTGGATCTGCTTGGCCACGATCGAAGCGTTCTCGCCCTGCGCGATCCGCTCGGCCCCCTTGCTCAGCAGCTCCCCCACCGGGCCGGCCTGGTTCTTGAGGGTGTCGAACAGGCCCAGGGCCTGCTGCGCATCGGCCACCCGCTGGCCGGCGGCGGCCGTGTCGATCGTGGTTGCCCCGGCCTCGCTCAGGGCATCGGCGTTCCGGGTGGCAAACCCGAACAGGCGGCGGTCTTTGGCCAGGCCCGATCGGACATCAGCGACCAGCTCGGCCCGCTGCAGCATTGGGTTCAGCACCTCATCGCCGAACAGGCCACCCTGCGCCGATGGGGCCACAACGTTGCCCTGCTGTTTGGCCTGGTCCAGCACCTCGCGGAACGTGTCCTCGGTCATCTTTGGACGCTGCTTCAGCACCTGGTAGGCCCCGCGCATCCCCGGTTCGTCCAAGCCCGATTCCCCCAGGGCCACGTAGCGTCCCAGCCGGTGCTCGCCATTGACCGCCTGCTGGAAGATGTCATCCGGCAGCCGGCTCAGGGCCAGGCCCTGCCGCCCCCAGCCTTTGTCGAGGGGGATGCCGGCGGCCTGCAGCTGCGCCTGATCGGTCAGTCCAGTGGACTTGATGAACTTCGCCGCATCGAACGGTGTGCCGTTGCCTGCGCTGATGTTGCTGATCGCTCCGGCCGCCCGGGCTGCCGCGGGGGTGGTGGCGTTCACCTCCTCCACCCGCAGCGTCGGGACGCCAAGGCGGTCGGCCAGGGCCCGGCGGTTGTGGCCGTTGACCACCTTGGTCTTGCCGTCGCGGGGATCCGTGAACACCTGCAGGACCCCCTCGGCGTTGGGGTCCCACCGCTCAACGCCGCCCAGCGACTGCCCCAGCTGCTCGCCCTGCGCGTTGATGCCCTCCTTGTATTGAAACTCCTGGGGCGCTGCGTAGATGTCCTCGGTCCGCATGGTGCGGATGTCGCCGCGCAGCCGGTTTGGCACGATCGTGGTGCCATCAGCAGACAGGGCCTGCATCCCGTTGATCACCTCCTCGCGGGAGAAGGGCCACGTCTTGCCGGTGTCATTGGCAATCCGTTGCGCCAGGTTGGGGCTGGCCTCTGGGTGTGACAGCTCCTCCAGGGTGGTGGCGGGGAGCCTGTCGAGCTGCGCCGACCATGGCTGAAGGTCACCAGCGCCATTCAGGTAGATCTCGCTGAGCCGGTTGGTGGGGATGCCGGCCCAGCCCTCGCTGATCTCTGGCCGTGGTTGCGGCGCCGGCCGGGAGGCGATGACCTCCTCGATGTGCTGGAGCACCGGGCCACCATCGGCGCCGACGGCAGCCACCGCCTGGAGCTCGGCCGGGTCCAGCTGGCTTACCAGCTTCTGTGCATCGGCGACCTCTGGCAGCGCCGGGTCGTAGAACCACGGATCAGGCAGGGGAGCTGTCTCGGCCGTTGCTGCAGGAGTTGCCGAGGATTGCTCGGCAGCTGCCGGGGCTGCCGCGGGAACCGGGGCCTCCACGGGGGCGGTGACCATTTCCGTGGCGCCACGAACTTGGTCGGCCGGCTGCTGCGCACCACGACCCCAGCGGGCCAGCACCGCGTCGCGGGCTTCGTCGGGGGTCTGTGGGATAGGGACCGGGGCAGGCTTCTCCAGCGCCTGCTCGGTGAAGCGCTGCTGCCCCTCGATGTCCTCCACCAGGCCCCTGGCCTTCAGCTTCTCCCCGGCAGTTACATGGGTGGTGTTGGCGCCGGCCGCACGCCGGTATCGACTGATGTTCTCGAACTGCCTGGCGATTTTTTCGGCCTGCCTCGGGTCATATCCGCCCGCAGCCCACTTCTTAAACGCTCTATTGGCTTCCCACTCCGCGCCCTTCTGGATCAAGCTGTCTGCCGCACGGAGCGACTTTCCTGCAGCTTTGGCGCCCACCCCCACAGCTCGGGCGCCAGCCGATCCGGCCAGGCCCGTCAGCTCGCCGCCGACGAGGTTAGGGAAAAACGCTTTTATGGCCGACGTCACCCGATCGTCTTTTGCTGGGTCCACCGCCAGCGGTAAGCCGTGAATGCCGGTGAGGGCTTCCGTCGCGTTGACGATGCTGCCCTGGGTCGAGTCCTGCAGCAGGGCACCCATGCCATGCGTCACGCCCAGCGTGGTGCCCCACCTCAGCCCTCTGCTGGCCCATGTCGTTCCCTTGATTGCACCCCGGACTCCCTTGGTCAGTGCGCCGCCGATGGGAAGGGTTCCGATCTCCACGCCCGCTTGACGACCAAGGTTGTCGATCACGCCGCGCTGCCCCTCGGTCAGGTCTTCCGGCTGCTTGGCCCCCAGCACCGAGTAGGCGGTTCGGGTGATGGCATTCAGCACCTTGCCGGGGGGGGAGCGGCGGGGATCGGCGTACTTGCCAGGCGCCAGCACCTTCTGGCCAAGCGCGATCACGCCCTCCCCGGCCGTCTGAACTGCGCCAGGTACAACAGCTGCCGCATACTGCCGCGTCGTCGGCGCCGACCCCGAATAGGCCTTGGGGTTTCTGGGGGACATCCTGGTGTCGTAATAAACCGGATCTCCTCCCATCAGCGGGTTGCTGTAGCTGCCGCTGATCAGCTTTGTGCCCGCGTTGAAGCCCCCGATCTGCTTGGCGGCCCACCGCAGTTCGTTGGTCACCGCATGCAAAGGGTCGTTCCACCACGGTTTCGGGGCTTTCTTGGCCGGGGTCTTGGGCTTGGGGCCAGTGGTCGGAGGGGGTGGGGCGTGATCGTGCGAGTGGTCGTCGCCGACCAGTTGCCAGCGGCCATTCTTCTGGACGAGTGTTTGTGGCATCAGGGTCTCCTCGTGATGGATTGGCGGGCACTGATCAGCGCCTTCCGCACCTTGGCGGAGTCAATAGTCCCCATGTTCCCAGCGCTGTCGTTGTCGTAGTTGCCTCTGCCATTGGGCCCTTTGACTGCCGCCCATTCCGCCGCCAACGCCCGGTGAGCGGCGCCAAGATCGTTGCTGCGCCCTGTCAGGTAGTCACGAAGCGCTGGCTGCTTATCGCTGTTGAGCACATAGGCCCAGAACATCTTTTGTTGATTGCCGGGGCTCATCGGAGCATCAGGGGGTAGTTCGGCCGCCAGCCGCGCCTTTGTGAGATTCCCTGGTATCCACTGGGCAAACCCAACGGCAAAAACCTGCCCGGCGGCCTGCATCCGCTCAACCTGCCCAATCGACATTGAAGTGAGGTTGATTTGCCTGCCGGACCCGGTGGTTCCGTAGTTGACCGAATTGAAGCCGCCCTCGCCGCTGCTAACCAGGGCAGCCAGACCTCCGTGGTCGCCGGACTGTCCCCCGCCGATGCCACCGCTACCCATAAAAGGGCCTCCGCCATCCCAGCCGCCTCCGCCACCACGGGCACGCATCGAGATCGTGAACTGGCCAGGCGCTGCGCTTCGAGCGCCGAACCGTGGCCACTCGGCAGCGGAAGCCGGCTGCGCCCCCGTGGCGGCATTGAGGGCCCAGCCGGCGAAGCCACTCAGCGCTGACTGCCCCTGCGCTGCCATCGCCACCAGGTGCCGCTGCGGTGTTGTGATGGCGCTGCTCTGATCGTTCAGGTGCTTCATTGCTTCCGGTGGCACGGTGATTCCGTATCTGGCCCCCTGGTCCCGCAGGAACTCGGCCGGCGATGGGGCCAGCGCATCCATGGCGGCACGCCTCAGCTGGGGGGAGAAGCTGCCGCCATTTGCAGCGTTGACGAGCTCCTTCCCAATCGCCTCCTTGCTCAGGATCGACTCGTTCCGGTAGTTGCGGAGCCGCTGCTGCCGGTTGGGCATCGAATCGAGCTGTCTGGTGTCCCATGTCGGTGGGGCAGGGGGGCCGGCCGGCTTGCCGCTGGGCTTGGGTGCGTTGGGATCCGGCGCCATGGCATTGAGCCCCGGCAGCGAGGGGGCACCGGAGACGCGCCCGCCGGGGAACAGCAGATTGAAGGCCGCCTGGTTCCTGGTGGCGAAGTCTGCGGCGGCTTGGCTGGCGACCTCGTAGGTCTCCCCAGGGTCCAGCGGCCCGCCCTTCTTTGCGGCAGCTGCAGCGACGGCGCTGTTCACGGCCGGGTAGAGGGCAGCGTTGTACCGCCGCACCGACTCGGCCAGGTTGGCGGCCCGCTCGGTCTTGGCATTCATGCTGCCGGCCCGCTGGAGCTCCTTGTAGTCGGCGCCGTAGTTGGCCGAGAGCGCTGCAGCCTTGGCGGCTTCCACCGCCCGGTTCACCTCGGACGGGGCCAGGGTGCTGGCCTTGGCGTCCTTGCTGCGGATGATCGATTCGAGCTTTGACGCCACCTCCCCAAACTTCGCCGGGTTGATCTGCCCGCGCATTGCCGCCAGGTCCCGCCTCAGCGCTGCCGGGTCGAAATCACTGCCCCAGGCATCGCGGGCCCGGGACAGCACCTCCTCGCCAGCGTCCGGGGCATAGCTCTTCCCCTTGATGTCGATCTGGAGGCCCAGCTGGTCGTTGATCGCCTTGAGCAGCGGCGCCACGGGAGCGTTTGGGTTCTCCTGCCGGAACCGCGCCAGAAGCTGGTTGCTGCGCTCCACCATCGCGGCCTGATCGAGGGGGCCCTTGTCGCCCGGCTGGTAGACGCCCCCCACCGCCGGCAGCTTCCCGGCAGCCGGGGCGCCGTTGATCAGCATGTCCGAGAAATCTTGAACACCCTGCTCCTCTTCGCGCTTCCGCACCGCCCAGCCGTATTTCATTTCCGTGTCGGCGGCTGTCTCCGGGAACATCTGCGCCAGCGTTTGCTGCACCGGTCGCTTGGCCACCGGGTCCCAATACGTGGGCCCCGCCTTGATGCGATCCACAATGTTCTTAAACACCGGATCCTGCCCATAGGCCGCCTCGGTGCGCAGCGCCTTGTAGACCGTTTCCGCCAGCTTCAGCGGCTGCCCGCCGTTCCCCATCAGCCCGGAGTGGTAAGCCAGGATCTTGCCGGCCTGGGTCATCACCTCGGCCTGGGCGTCCTCGTTGAAGGTGGGGCTCTTCCGATCGAGCATCACCCCAGAGCTGCCGATCGTGATCTGGGGCGCCCCGCCGAGCGCCTGCCGCTGCACATCCATGACGAGGCTGCGGATCTGCCCCGCAGCCACGCCCGGCAGGGTGCTGTCGAGGTACTTCACCCGGTCCTCACGGGCCCTGTTGCCGATCTTCTCCTCGGCGGCGGTGATCTTCGGCAGGGCGTAATTCAGGAACCCCGGCGATGCGGTATCGAGTCCGTACTTCTCGGTCAGCTGCTTGATGTAGCCCGCCTTCATCTGCGCCAGGGCCCCCTGTCCCTTGTCGGGCGAGAGGAACATGATCGGCCCCATCTCCTCATAGGCGCCCAGCATCCCGGCCTCGGCCTCGGCACCGGCCAGCTTCGCCAGGCCCCGCTGCACCCCCATCTCTCGATAGGGATTCAGCAGGTTCATCAGGGCCCCCGCCCCCGGATCGCGCTTGCCCAGCTCGCGGTTGACCTTGGCATAGTCAAAGGCGCCGGCCTCGTTGGTCGCGTCGGCCTGGCTGAGGGCCTTCAATGCCATGTTCTTGGCAAAGACCTGTGCCTCCCCTTGCCGCGATGCCCAGCCGGCACCACGCTCTCCCGCGCTTTGGAGCGCGTTGGTCAGGTTGGCGTTGAATGGCGCCAGCGCTTGCGCCAGCTCCTGGAAGCGGTTCACGCCGCCATAGCTGGCCTGCTCTGAACCCCGAAGGGTTGTGATCCCCTGCAGCTGGGGCATGGCTGCCGGGCCCGCAATGGCGCCCGGCTGGTTCTGCGCCGGCTGAATGAAGGCCGCTACCGGCTTGGCTTCCGGGTTGACCTGGCCGAGGGGGAGATTTGTTTCCATCAGGCAATCCCAGTGGTCGGGATGGTGCCGGTCTTGGGTTCAGCGGCCTTCTTCATCCCGGCCGCGCTGCTCATGTAGGTGTTTGCTCCATCCAGCAGTGCCGTCCCGATCCGCAGCGCCGCAGCGCCACCGCTGGGGCCGGTGCCGGTCATGGAGGGGGCTGCCGGCTGCATCAGCGCAGGCATTGGCGCAAACGGCTCGATCGGCTCGATGTAGGTGGTTGGGATGTAGAACTGCTGGCTGTTCCACTCGCTCAGGTAGCGACCCACCATCGCGGTTTGCTCCCGGCTGAACTGGTTGCGCTGCAGCTGGTCGTTGATCTGCGCAATCGTGTTGTAGTCGCCGGCCTGCTTGGCGTAGTTGTTGATCAGCCGATCGATGGAGTTGCCTTCGGCATCCATGGCCTGCACCGAGGCCCTGGCCTGCAGCGTCCGCCAGCCGTACTGCTGCTGAGCAACTGCGGCCTGCATGGCCACTTCTTGCAGGCGGTTCGAGGCGGCTTGCGAGTTGTTGATGAACTCCGCCCCAGCGGCGGCCCGGCTGTCGCGCACCACGTTGGCCTGGTTGATCTGCTTCGCCAGCTCAAAACTCTGCAGCTGGTGGACATAACCCAGCTGCTGCTGGTACTGCACCTGCTGACCCCAGAACTGATACCGAGCATTTGCATCACTGAAGCGCTGGTTCTGATCGGCCTGCCAACGGGCGAACTTATTGGTCGCCTTTTGAAAGGTGCTCTGGTTCAGGTAGTCCTGCTTTGCAGCTGCACTTTGCTGCGAGGCCCCAAGCAGGTTCAGCCCGGTGCTTACACCCGTAATTCCAAGGCTGATCGGATCGAGCAGCATTAGGGCACCCTTTCAAACATGCAGAACAATGCGCAGCTGGGGCCGATCGGGGACGGCGGGTGAACCGTGAACCCCAGCGACTTCAGCCACCGAATCGAGCCCATGTTTTTGGCGTAAACCCAGTTGCTCAATGGACCATAGCGCTGGAAGCACCGGTTCACCCAGCATTTCCCCTCCCGGATGAACTGCCGCCGATTGGCAGCCGTGGCCAGCAATCCATCAGTGCAGAGCAACCAGATCACGCCACCACCGGAGACACCGCACAACGCCACTGGCACACCGTCGTCATTCACCACGGCATGGCATTCGAGGCTGGCCAGCCAGCTCTGCCGCACGGCGTCGCAGGGGCTCAGGCGGTCGCTCAGCCACACCTCAACGCGATCTGCCTCCCGCAGGTTGTGGCCAATGAACTCCACCACGTCGCCGGTGGCATGGGCCCATCTCATTGCTGCACCGCCCGCCCCTTGCCGGTGATCAGCCCGGTCCACTCCAGGGAGGCAAACTTGCACGGGTGGGCCGTGTTGTTCTCGATCGTGACCGTGTTGTTTTCCCCCCGCCCAAAAATCGGGATGCTGAACACCCCTGCCTGCCCCTGGTCCGCACCCTGCAGCAGGCCAATCGTGCTGCCAGGGAAATCGTAGACAGCTTCATCGCGGCCGCCGCTGGGGGTGACCCGGACCTGAAACCAGCCGGTTTCGTGGTAGCGCAGTCGCGCATTGCGGATCTGTGCCCGCAACACGTTGCTGGCCACCTGCCCTCCGCCCTGGGTCCGCATCGGCTTAAACCGCGACGGGCGATACCGGAAGGTGTAGGCCTCTCCGAAGTAGACCTGCGCCGTAGACCAGTCACCACGGGTCGAGATCGTGTTGCCACTGCTGGCGGATCCCAGCAACACCCCGCCCTGATAGCCCGTTTGGTAGGCGGACCACGCTTGCGTTGTGGCCCTGATCGTGAATGGCAGCGTCCAGGTCGTCACCTTGGTGACGGGGTTGTAAGCGCCGGCCGGCACCCGCATGGCGGCCGGGCTGGCGGTGGTGGTGCTTACCCAGCGATCAAGAAGCAGCGGATACGGTGCCGCGGCGGCCGACTGCCGATCCAGCACCGGCATTTTCTCCAGAAACACCTCGCCGCCACGCTGAACCAGGAGGTAGAGCGTTTCTTGAATCGCCACAATCGAAAGGATCTGCTCTGCCCCAGGGAGATCCCAGTAGCTCCAACTGGACTGGGCCCGCTCGATCCCGCTGCCACTGTTCCGATAGAAGTATTTGTACGTGTAGATCCTGTTGGTATAGCCGGTCTTGCTGCTGATGCAGTACAGGGAATTGCCCGTGTCATTGGCCGCAAGCTGAAAAATCCCGGCTGGGATATAGCTGCTGACGTGATCGGTAATGGATTCCGCCTCGCCAACCAGCGCAGTGCCAGCGCCGCGTACTGAGAACTGCCGAAGCTGGCTCCAGTCCCCATTGGACTGGCAGAACACAACAGAGCCGCCCATCTGGATTGGCCGCACTCCCGTATCAATTTCATATCCTGTCAAGATCGTTATCGCATCTGTTGTCGGCGTTAGCGAAGCATCAGTCGCGTATGACCTGAACTGATAATCATCACTGAACAGCAGCATTTCGCCCTGGAATGGCACCGCATATCGCAGCACACTCACCCTGGAACTGCTGGCGGTCTTGTCGATCGGATCGCTGTCCAAAACCGTTGTCACGGTTTCCGGGAAGAAGGCGAAAAAATCCTTTGCCCGGCTAAAGATCCGCTTCTCATCAGCCAGGATCCCAAGCCGCCCGCGGTGGATGAAGATGTCGTTCACGCTTTGCCCCACGAAGCTCGGGTCCGGCGCTGATTCGCCGTCGCCCGCCACCCGCTGGCCCCAGGTCGGCAGGGTCAGGCCCGTCAGCGCAGCACCGTTGAGGGGCCCGAAATACCAAGTGCCCGCTGGCAGCCGCACCAGCACCTGCGGCATGGTGGTGGGATTGAGTTTGTACTGCGCCCCCGGCGCTACGCACTCTTCCCATGCGCCCTCGCCGAAAGTGCCGGCGCCGGTGCGTGGCACGAACTTCACGTAGTAGCCATCGAAGTTGCTCGACGGGTCGCCCGTCACCTCCACCTGGTAGCCGACCGGCGCGATTGTCGGCAGGCTTGTGAAGCTCTGCACCGAATTGGTGATCGCGGTGATGTCCGTGTTGGCCCTGGCATCGGTGGCGCTGATCGTGATGGTGCTTGCGCTGGTGAAATGCAGCACTGAGCCGGCCTGGGCGATCGAGACGCCAGCCACTCCGGCCAAGGCCGTCTTGATCTGGGTGGCGATGTCTGCCGTGCTGATCGCTGTGCTGACCGTGGTTGTGGTCGTCACCGTGGCCAGGGTGCCGTTCACGTTCACCTTGTAGGACTGGCCGTAGTTGGCGGCCTTGACCCACACCAGTGCCTCGTTGGTTGCTGGCCTGGCCACGGCGGGGGCCAGGGCCGAGTCCATTGCCACCACCTTGAGCGAGCTGGCCACGAAGGTGTAATCCGCCACGGTGCCGCACCGGATCTGCCGCTTTGCATCTGTCACGCCGGTCAAGTAGCCGTAGCCGCTGGGGGCGTTGACGGTCTGCGCCACGCCATCGAGGTCAAACACCTTCACGGTGCTGTTGCTGATCACCGCCAGATACCGCTCGGTGCGGTCGCGGAGGATCGCATGGACGAACACGTCCCCCAGGCTGGTGGCGCTTACCCGGGCCAGCGTCTGCGTTGGATCCCGTTTGCGCAGGCCCTCCGCGCTGCTGCTGACTCCATTGATCTGCAGCTCCGCCTGGGTCGGGTCCCGCTGGGCGTCCGGTTGCTGGCTGATCCCCTGGATCAGGTTCGGAATCGTGGAGGTAAAAAGCTCAGCCATCAGTCGAACCAATTCGAGCTGCTGCGACCAGCCAGTCCGGCGGCAGGGTTGAAGGTGCCAAACGGCATCACTCCACGCTGGCCACTCAGGGCGTTGGGCTGCAGCTGCTGCAGCTCGTTGCGGTCCAGCTCAGTCCGGGCCATCAGCAGATCTTGCTGGGTGTAGCGCTCGATCGAATCGCTCCCCAGGAACCGGTTAGCAAAGGCCCTGGCGCCCAGGATGACGACGTAGCGGTTGTAGGTCTCCGGGCAGTCATCCCAGGGCAGCATCCACACCACGTCGGCCGTGAGTTGTGTGACGGCGGCACCCGTCAGAACGTAGGTGCGGTTCACCCGGTCGTAGACCCGCTGCCCGCGGAGAATGAAGCGCCCGTCCCACTGGAACGGATCGGGGGCAAAGCGGGTGAGGTTTGATGGCACGGTGATGGTGCCGTCCGTGGCCACGGCAAAGGGGTAGTCCTGCTCCGAATTCCAGCTCCAGCCCTTGGTCTGCTCGGCCTTATGGAACTCCAGCAGGGTCCGCTCGGCGATGCTCGATTCGGTCATCACCGGGTCGTCGAGGCTGTTGACCGGGGCCTCGCCAATCACGCCCAGCAGGATGTTCACCGCATCGAGCAGCGTGGTGCGGCCTGGCGTTGCCGACTGGTTGGCCAGGCCCATGAGCGATCCAGCAGTGCAGAGCACATGCTATCGGTTGCCGCAAAAAAGCCCCCGGCGAGCCGAGGGCCTTGGTGCTCCTACCGATCAGAACTTAGGGGATCACTATCGCAGCAGCGCATTCATCCCGCAGCCGGCCGATGCCAATCGACTGCGTGGCCACAGCCAGGGTGGCTTGGTACTGGATGTTGAAGTCGCCGTCGGGGTTGGTCATCTGGAGTTTGGGGGCCCGCAGGGTGAGCATGCCCACGGCTTCCTTGCTGAAAACAAGGCCCTTGCACTTCGACAAGTCCTGGGCGTAGTCGCTGTTCTTGTCGTAGGTGTTGAGCGTATAGGCGGGCTGCACCAAGTGGTTGGACCACATGATGGGCACCCCCTTGACCCGGTTGACCGCGCCGTTGGCAACAGTGCCGTTGCTCGGGCCGCTTGATCCGTTGTTGTAGTCCTGGTTGATTACACGAGTACCTTCCGTCAGATAGTCGTACTCCTCCGGCGGAAGGACGCAAACCAGGGTGGAGGGATCCACGTCCTTCTTCCTGAACTGGGTCACGATGTCACCCAGTGCGCTCACCAATTCGTCCCCCTTGCTGGTCTTCGAGGCAGCTGCATAGCCAGCCGTGAGCGTCTTTTTGTAACCGATTCGGCCAGTGTTGATCGAGCGGGTGAGGGGTTCAGTGCTGTTGCTGGCACCGGCGTAGATGATGCGGGCGATGCGTTTGTCGGTCTCCCAGGCCAGGGCAATGCCCAGCTGCTCGAAGAACTCGGATGCAACATCCGCATAATTCATCAGTTGGTCAAGGTCAAAGATTGCCTGATCGGCGGCCATGAGGCCATCGACGGCAATGTTCTTGACGTTGATGTCACTGGGGGAGTTGCTGGCCAGGCCCCCCAGCAACGGCACGCCGGGAGTCACGTAGGACGCGGCAGCGCGGCCGGTCACCTGGAAGTCAAAGCTCTTCCCGCCCTTGATGTTCCTGGTCTTCACCAGGTTCTTGAAAACCGTGTTGCGCTTCAGCGCATTCAGGATCTCGGATTGCCCCAGCTTCTGGAACACGGTATCGACCGCGCCCGTCCCCTGGATCTGGCCAAGCCTGGCCAGCAAGGCATCATTAACCGCCATGGTTGCAAAAAGCTGTTGGGTTGTTTGCCCGTGGCTTCTTGCAACCTGTGTTCAGCGGTTCCCCCTTGGAGGGCCAAACGATGCAGAGACGCTGTAGCTGTAACGGCTGACTTGACCGGTGAATGGTGTGCGGACCTCTCCCGCAGGAAGGCCAGCACTACACAGGTGCAGCAGTCGTCGCGCCGATGTTACAACTTCAGGCCCAATTTGGCGAGTTGGCAATCGCTGCCTTTACCCGCTTGGCGTAGACGGGATCGACGTGCATCAGCCGCTCCCCGGCGGCGTTGCGCCGATCGACGGCCGCGTTCTGCTGCTCCAGCGAAGCAAAGCGCATCGGGGCTTGGCCTCGTCCGCCCCTGGCCAGTTGCGGCTCGCTGCGCTGCCGTGGGTTCCCGCCAGCGGCGGCGGCCCGCGCCTGGATGGCCTTCACCGCAAAAGCGGCCAGCTCTTTGTTGCCGGAGTCGATCGCCGCGTTGTATCCGGCAAGCTCCCCCTCGCTCAGGTTGGCAATGGCCCACCCGCTCAGCGCTCGAAACTTCTCGTCGCCGCCGACCGATTGCCGAATCGCCGCACCGTCCTCTGCGCTCAGTTGCGGTGCAGCGGCTGGCGTGGCGGCCTTGACCCCATCGAGGTAGGTCTGCACCACGGCCTTGGGCAGGCCTGCTTTGGTAGCCAGTGCCTCCACCGCCTCGCTCACGTCGCCCCCCGCCCGCAGGGTTGCATCGAGCTGCAGGGGGTTCACCTCCGCAGCAGTGAACAGGCCGGTCAACGCATCGCCATAGAGGGCCTTGCCCAGCTCGGGGGTGTAGGACTCCGGGGGGATGGCGTTGCCGGTGATCGGTGTCTTGGCCTTGGCCTCCGCCAGGGCGATCACCTCCTTCAGCGACTTGCCCCGGTACTCGGCCGGGATCTCGTCATCGGCGGCCTGGTCGCCATCGGTGGTGGTGGTGTTGTCCTCGGCCGGGCTGAGCAGATCGGCCAGCGGGTCGTCGGCGTCCTCGCCCTCGGCCGGCGCGGGGGTGCCCGGCCGCCGGGGAGGGGTGGCCTGCTTCTGCTCGGCCCGCTCCTCGGCCGCCAGCATCCGATCGAGGGGGTGAGACATATCCCATGCCTCGCTGGTCGGCTGGCTGCCCTCCGCCTCGATCTCATCCAACACGGCTGTTAGGCGGTCCTCCTCGCCCGGGCGCACCAGGTTGAGGAGCTGTTCTGGGGTGGTGCTCATTGCGGTTCAGTAATAACTTCAGGGCGGACAATGGAGTAGTCGATGCCAGGCTCAGGGGAGAAGGGCATAAATCCCCACCCACCCCACCAGCGAATCACCGTGCCATATAGGACATGGAAACTGGGGCTAGGAGAACTGTTAATGGAGAACAAGTGGCCCCATCTGCAGCTGATCCTGGCGTGCCTGTCGTTGATCTCAATGAATAACCTCATGGGTTCAGTAGTTATTGGGGGGCGGGGATTCGCCCTGCATCGGGTCTTGTTGCATCTGCTGGGCCGTGGCCGCAGCGGTCGCCAACTTCGCTGGGTCCGCCATGGGGCTTTGCATCAGCTGCTGCTGCTGCGCTGCCTGCTGTTGCTGGGCCTTGATCTCATTGACCTTTTGCTCTGACAGCACGAGGTCGATCGATTCCAGGCCCAGCCCGTTGCTAAGCCTGGTGATGGCATCGCTCACATCGACACGAGCCGCGATCTCCTGGGGGCCAACGATCTTGGCCAGCGCATCAAGGCCTTGGAGGAACCGCAGCATCTTCTCCAGATCGTTGCCCCGGCCAACGGCTGCCAGGCCAACACTCACCACCGGCTTGACCAGATCCTTGGGCAGCTGGATCTTTCCCTGGCGGGTCAGGACGTGAAGCTTGCGGCTGATGTACGGATTCTGGAATTCGGTCGTGAGGATGCTGTAGATGCCGACCTGCCCCTCATCCATTTGCAACGCCACCATCCGAATCTCCTCAGCGGTGGTCCGCTCTGAATCGCGGACATTGCTCATCATGAAGGCACGCTTCAGCGATGCCTCCACCCGGGCCAGGCGGGCTTCTGCCACCACAAGACCCTGCCCCTTGCGGCCATCGGAGCCCAGCTCTTTCACGTCGTCTGGGTGACCGATCACATAGCCGCCGTTGCGGCATGCCACCAGGTCCTTGATCGAAGTGCTGCCGCCGGGCCGGACAAGGTTCTTGCTTTCGGCGGCAATCATTGCCCCTTCGGTCACGGCCTGGCTGAGGGATTCCGCAGTTTGAAGTGCCGCCAAACAGCGAGACTCGATGTAGCCAGGCCCGTAATCACAGCTGTCTACACGGGTTGCCCGTAGTGGCATCCATGGCGAGATTTCAATATCGACTTCCTTCTCCTGCCCGTCGATTTCTTCCCCCTTGCATTCCTGGCACCAGTGGACCTTGCCTTTGCTGTAGTCCCACTCCACATGGGTATAGACCTTAATCACTTCCTCCTCGTTCATTATTTTGGCGGTGGCCACCGGGTCGGGGCTGTTGTCCTCTTCCTCCTCGTCATCGAGCAAGCCCAGGTGCTCGGCCACAACTTTTGGCAGGCTGTCTTCAGCGAAGCTTTCGCAGATCACCGCCTCCAGCGGCCGACCCATTGGGTCCCGCTTCAACACGTAGCGGTTCAGGTGGAAACAACTGAGCCCGTCTTCCTCATCGTCGTGAAGCAAGATGTTGCCGGGACCCACCAGGTGGACCATCGCCTCCAGCACCACCGCACGATCGTGGGTGGAGTTGATCTCGCGCAGCACCGATTGTTCCAGCGCCAGCAGGCTGCGGTCGAACTCCACCAGAGATTTGGCGATGTCATCCTCTGCCGTCCCGGCTTGGCGGGCATCGGAGATCAGGGTGGCCCGCTGCTTCTCGTCGATCGTGTACTTGAAGAAGCTCTCGGACGCCGGCATGACCGCCAGTAGCCAGCGGCTGGCCAGGTGCTGATGGCCCTCGGCGCCGATGTCATTCCACGGGAGGGGATACGTCTCCGGCTGCCCCTGGTCGGGGTCGTTGGCGGCCGGCACCAGCCAGGGCAGCGTCAGCCTGCACGACCGCCGGGCGCGGGCCAGCCAGCGGTCACGATCAGATCGCAGCTTCTCGTAGCGCTGTTCGGCGGGCCCTTGCGTGCTGTCCATTTCAGGTTCCGATGTTGAGTCCAGCGCCGGCTGCCGCTGCAGTGCCTCCTGGCGCGATCGTCAGGCCAGCCGGCTTTTTCACCTTCGGCTTGATCGGCTCGGTGACCAGGGCCATGCCAGCGGCCGGGTCCGCCTGGGTGGTGGCGGTGGCATATGGCCCGGACTGCGCCGATGCGGCCTCGGCGGCCATGGCGGCTGCTTGTGCTGCCAGTGATGCGTTAGCGGTCTCTCTCTCGGCATTGGCAGCCGCAATCTGCTGGTCCAACTGGCTCTGCATCCGCTGGCTGGCGTCCAGGATCTGCTGTCGCGCCAGCTCCAACTGCTGGTTTTGCGCGTCGATCTGCGCCTGGCTGGGTCCGCTCTTGACCTGCTTTGGCGCTCGCGGTCCTCCTGAACACATGGTCAATAGCTCCCCGTGATGATGTTGAGTCCGGCGCCAGGGCCGGCGGCAGTCGTCGCGGCTGCCCGATCAATTCGTAAGTCCTGCTTACCAGTTGGCCGCTTTTCGCCGGCGCGGTCGGAGCCAATCACCGGGGCCGACGCGGACTTTTCAGGAGGCGGCGGGCCAATCAATGCAGCCAGCCGGACCGCCTGGGCCGTGGTGTTGTTGGCGCGGGCCGTGGCGATTGCCTGCTCCTGGGCTTGCAGCCCGGTTTTGTCGCGTAACAACGCATCCAGCTGGCTTTGCTTGGTCAGCACGTCAGTGTTCTGCACCTGCTGCATCAAGGCCAGCTGTTGATTGGCCATTGCGTCATAGGCCGTTGTGTCGGGTTTGTAGATAGTCGCCGCACCCCCTCCGCCCGCGCACATTGATCAGCCCCTCCCGGTATCAAACGAGGGCGGGTAGACCGTGGGGTCCTCTGCATCATTGGTCAGCAGCTCGGTCCGCAGATAGCGAACCACCTGAACGGAGCCGATCTGCTGCTGGATTTCCCTATCTGTGGCTTGGGGATGCGGGGCAATGTCAGGCCAAAGTGATTCGAGCTTTTCGACCAGCTCCTCCGCGTTGACGGGCTTCGGCATTACAGGGCTGCAGAGTTTGGCCCATGCTACGGCGTGTCGTCAGGTGGGTTCCACAGGATCGGCAGTTCTCGATCCACGTCATATTCGCCAGCACGCAAAATGCGGGCCAGCCGCACCTGGGTGATGGCGTCCCGGCGGGTGAGGCCGGCCTTCTCGAAGGCCTTCAACACGGCCGCCCACATCGCTGCAGCATCGGGCTGTCCGGCCAGGATGCCCTCGGCTTTCACCTTGCCGATGCCAGGGCAGCCGGGGTAGTTGTCCGTGGTGTCGCCGATCAGCGCCTGCGAGAACACATTGATGTCAGCCTCGCGCTGAGAAACCTCCACGAATTCCGTGCCTCGAAGGTGCAGGCCAGGGATCCCCAGCATGTCCTTGTCCTCTGAGACGATCACATCACCAGGGCGGCAAAGGATCCCCATCACGTCGTCGGCCTCGACCTCGGCCAGCATGGCGATGTTCCAGCCCCGCACCTCCCCGGCTGCGACCACCCATTGGATCAGCTGGTTGTAGCCGGCCGGTTTGCGGCTGGCCTTTCGGTTCGCCTTGTAGGGGGAGAACACGGAGTAGCGGAAGCTGGCGGCAGTGCCGAGGCATAGGTGCAGCTGGTGGTCGGGCAGCGCGTCGCGGATGGACGCAAGGAAGTCCTGGAAACTGGCCTTGGCCTGGCCGTGGCGGCACACGTAGGTCCAGTCATCTGGCGCCCACTCGATCTCGTATTCAGCTGCGGCGGTGCAGCGGCGAAGGTAGAGCTCCGCATCCACCAGGGCCCTGGGTTGATCGGTCACGACACCACCTCCGCCGGCACCGGGCGAACCCGCAGCCAGTCCTGAACCCGCTGCAGCGCGTCGGGCGGGACGAATTGGGAGCGGAACGGCAGCCAGCGCGATCCATCCCATTCGCCACACGGAAGCCAGGCGGCGCACTGGTCCAGAAACTTCCGCTTGCTGTTGTGACGCTCAAACGTCACAAGCCACTGCCCCCTGCAGGGACCAAGCCCAGGGCGGGCAGTCACGAGGATGCGGCCCGTGCCGATCTTTTCATCCAGGATTGTGTAGGTATCAGGCATCAGAAGATGGGGGTGTCGTTGTTGTGGCGGTTCCGGTATGCCTCCAGGTCGCGAAAGAACATATCGGCGAAGCGTGGATGGGCGTCCAGAAAATCCCAGGTGGGCAGCGTGAACTCGGCGTGCGCCGGTAGGTCGTGGTTGAACTGTTCGACCGACCAGAGGCCCGCCATCAGGCCACGGTGCAGGATTTTCTGAATCCTGTCCTTAGACAGCAGAGGCATGGTCCTGCCGCTGCTGTTCTTTCAGTCGATCTCGCTCCCGCAGGTACTCGGCCCACTCCTCACGTGTGAGGCCCGGGGAATCCGAGGCGACCGCCGGCAGCAAGCGCTGTCCATCACCGCCGGCTGACACCAAGCGGTAGGCGGCCGGGTTCTCGGCACCATCCGGCGGAGCCGAGGCCAAGCCCGACGGCAGCATGGCCAGCTGCTGGCGCGTTGGCTGGAGCGATCGAGGCAGGTCCTCCTTGAATCCCCATGCTCGATTCGGCGCCCCCGATTGGCACCGATAGAGCGGGACCATCAGCTGTCGCCACGTCGGGAAGCGAAGGAACTCACCGGTGGCCCCCTGGATCCAGCGCTCGCAGGCCCAGAGAAACTGGGGTGTGCTGACCTCCGGGAAGTCGGAGCTGAATGACACAAACTTCAGTTTGAAATCCTCGGTGCTCCAAGCTGCATCTGCCCTGGTCCTGATGTGCCGCTCGATCATGCGGCAGCCACGGGTAAAGGCTTCCGGGTCAAGCAGCATCAGTCCTCTCCAGCATGTGCCGGATTGCCGCGGCGGCTGGATCGCCCGCGGGGGCGGCGGCCGGCGGGCTTGCTGTGACGGTGCCGCGCAGGTATTCAGGCTTCAGGGCCTGCCACCCGTGCTCGATCCCGGCATCCACCAGGGCGCGGGCGTTCCAGTGCATGCCCTGTTGGCACAGGATGCCAACCCGATTGGCGGACAGGGTGAAGGCAGCCTGAGTCCAAGTGGCCGCGAGGCGGTGCTTGCCCCAGCGGCTTTCATTCCACCACTTGAGCAGGTCAGTCATCAGCTCTGGAGGCAGGTTCAACCTCTCCAGCCAGGGCTCGTCACCAGCGATCGGATGCAACCGATCCGGGGCGGGGCTGGCAGCCCGCCTTCGGGGTGCGGCCGGTGCTGGCAGGGCCGGCTTCGGATTGGGCACGGCGGCCAAGGGCACCGGCTGCCAGCCGCCAGAGTGATAAGCCTCGATCCGCTGGATGGTGGTGAACGGTTCGCCGCACCCCCGGCAGGCATGGCGGCGGCGGATGGCGTTCTCCCCCTGGAAATTGCGGGTTTCGAGCACCCGATTGCGAGGGTTGCCGCAGTAGGGGCAGTTCATCAGACCTTGCTCCAGTCGATCGTGATGGCCGGGTGCAGGGTGCCGTCCACCAGGCCTTCAGCGACCTGGAATCGGCTCTTCTCTTCCATTGCAACTAGCAGATTCGACAACAAACGAGCCCTGAGATTGCTCACGATGGGAAGATGTTCAAGGCGACCCGGCACAAAAGCTGGTTGAGCCGCCTTTTCAGCCGCCGCTGCAGCCTGTTGAGCCAACTTTGCAGCCGCCAGCTGGGCCGCAGCATCGGCCTCGGCTGCCTCGGCCCTGGCCTCGGCTTCAGCCGCTTTCTGCTCGGCCTCCTGGATCGCCAGCAGCGCGGCAGCATTGGCCTCCTCCTGCGCCTTGCGAGCCGCTTCGGCGATGGCTTCCTGCTGTGCCTTGATACGTGCGTCCTCGGCGTCCTTCTCCTGCTGGATCCGCTGCTGCTCGCGCAGCTGGGCCAGCTCGGCAGCGGCGGCCTCGTCGGCCAGGGCTTTGGTGTGCGCGGCTTCAAGGGTGCGGATCGTTTCCAGCAGGGCGGCGGCAGCCTCCTCCTTGAACTCTTCCAGCCCGTCGATGTCGGCGGCCTTGGCGTCCCTCAAGGTGGTGGCAATCGCCTCAGAGCCAGCCCCAAACGGGATCCGGGCAGCGTTCTGGATAACGCCAATCACCTCGCGGTGCCTGGCCACCCGATCGGCCTCGGCCTTGGTGATGGCATCGATCGCATCCTGGTGCGGCTTGATCAGCGCATCCACCTGATCCTTGAGCTCTGCGGCCTGGCTATCGACCTTGCGGCCATAGGCCAGGGCATAGGCCTTGGCGTCGGTGCGTGCTGATTCGATCCGGGCCTTCAGCTTGCGGATCGCAAAGATGTAACTGCGGGCGGCCTTGTTGCCCTCCTTGGTGTTGTAGTCGAACGTGACATCAACGGCTGCCGCAGTGGCCTCCTTGATGTCGCCCAGCAGCACATCAAACTGGCTGATGACGATGGCCTTGGGCGCCGTGGCCAAGGCCTCGGCTTCAGGGGGTGGTGCGGTAGTGGTCATTTCGGTTGGCTGAGAACGTGATGGGCGTAGACGGCAACAGCAAGCGCTGCCCACATATCTTTTTTGATCCCGTAAGTAGGGCCGGGCTCCTTCTTGACACCGGCGGGGCCCAGCAGATCAGTCAATGCCTGCCGAACATTGGAATCTTTGGCCCTGGTGACACCACATAGATGCAGCTTGATGTCCTTACGGAAGTAGCGAGCCATCTGGGCCTTGTGGGCAAAGGCCTCCTCGAAGCGACCGATCCAAGTGCAGGTCTCGAAGACCTCCGCCCCCACGGGCATCCCGTAGGAGGCAATCATTTCGATTGCCAAGTGGGGCCAGACGTAGCCGAGGCGATTACAAAAGCCGCCATTTTTGAGGAGACTGGCGACCCCTTCGTTGCCCTCGATGCTGGCCTCAAGGATCTTTCGATCAGGGCCAAGCAACACAAGGGCCGATTGCACCGGGCCTGGATCAATCGCCAGGATGTTCATTCATCCTCTCCCAGGTCGTCGAACAGCTCGCCCTGGCCGTGTGCGGAAAATGACCGCGTGATTTTGATTTCTTGGCTCACCAGGGCACCTCTTCAGTGCTGACGGGACCGGCCTCATCGGAAGGGATAAAAGTCCCAAACGGATCCGCTGCAGCAGGGCCCAGGGTGGTGGCGTCCGTGCCCTCCTCGGGCGCACCAAAGACGCCGGGATCGACGGCTTGCATGGCGTAGGGAACGTGCTGGAGAATACGAACACCCAGCAGCTGCAGGCTCAGCCCCTTTCCTCCCTTGGGGTTGTCCCACAGGTAATAGGAATAGGCGATTTTGCAGACTGAACCGTTGCCGATTGCTACATCGACCGGCCAGGGATTCCCCTTGGCGTCTTGCACCATGGGCTGTGGCAGCTCGGTGCCACGCGCCGTCATCACATCACGGCTAAACGTGATCCGGACCAGGCCGGTAGGGATTTCAATGCCTTCACTGTTGACGGTTGTTTCGCGCTTCCACGGCTTTCCGTTTGGGCCGTACTTGGCGTTGCCGCCGAAGTGGTCCATGAACGCTTTGTGCAGGGAGCCAATAAATAACTTGGCGCCAGAGTCTTGCTCGGGATCTGCTTGCAGCAGCACGATTCCGTACTGCATTTTTTCGCCCGAATCGTTCTTGATCAGCTTGGGCTTGAGGACGTTTGCAAACAGGACCTCGCCGGCCGGGGTGACCAGCGTTTCGGATGCCATGCTCTGCAGGGGTGTAGGGCTCCCAGACACTAGCGCACCTACTAGCGCCAGCGCTAGGGCCTAGCTGAACAGGTACAGGTTTTCGCCGATCTCCCCGACCTGCAGCCCTCCCCGCGCCGGGGGCGGCGGGACTGCCTGAACTCCTGCATTGGAGCGGATTTCCTCGGCAATCTCCCCCAGCCAGTCGGTGGCATAGAGGGCCCGGAACTCATCGAGCAGCGTTTTCTGCAGCCAGCTGGCGTTGGCTGGATCAGTGACAAAACAGTCGTGGTTGGTCAGCAGTGGGGCTCCCTGCTCTCCAGCCCTGGATGCCACGGCATGCACCAGGGCGGCATCGAAGCTGTGGATCAGGTTTGCGGTGATGCTGGCGTTGGTTTTCCGGGCGCTGAGCTCTCCGTCCGGCGGGTCCTCGTCGAAGCTGACGCTGGCCAACTTGCCCAGCAAGTGAGTGCGGACGACGCTTTTCGAGGGCGTGGGCTTCCCCACCTGCATGGGCCAGCCCATCGGCGTGGTCCATCTGATCTGCTGCTGGTGCCCGCCCACCACCAGCCGGCCCACGTCGCAGAGCCAGCGGCGCAGCTGCATCAGGCAAGCGGTTTCGGTGGCGACCACCCTCCGCAGCCTGGATTCGAGGTAGTCGCTTGGCCGGTGGATTCGGCCCACCCAGTCATCAACAGGGCCCAGCCGCTGCTGAAGCTGATTCCGAATCCCGTCGGCAACCGACCTCGGTGTGCCGCCGTAGGGGGTGAACATCACCGCCGATTTCACCCAGCTGCGATCGATGCCGAGCTCCAGCCAGCCTGCGGCGAGCTGATGCGTATCGGCGTCCCCGGTGTGCAGGTCGATCTCCAGCTGGTGGCGCAAGCGTTCCACCACGGCGGAATAGAGATCGTTCGGGCCCGTGCCGCAGACGTTGCACAGCTCGGCCATCGCTCGATCCCTCAGCAGAGTGGCGATGATCCCGGCCCCGGAACAGGTTTGATCCAGCCGGATGGGCACCCGGCAAGCCTCCCCCGGGTCAGACCACGCCCGCGCCATCTGCAGGAACTGCCAGGGCTGCCGGGCCCTCCGCCATAGGTCGGCCTTGCCGATTGGATCGGCCGCGATTGCCTCCAGTCGCCACGCCTCTTGCATGCCCCAGCTCCATCGAGCTTTCCAGCTGCTGCGCGTCAGGCCCCAGTGCCCCGCCGCTGCCGTCAAGATCCAGCGCTCTTCGCGCAAGCCACATTTCCCAGCGCCAAACCGCAGCAGCGCCTTCTGGTGGTCGGGGCCCTGGTGGGTGAGGGCCCGGTTGGAGGTGAAGGCCCTGCCCCGGAAATCCAAGAAATGGGCTTGCCAGATCGGCCGGCCCACCAGCGCCTCCGCTGTTTGCAGTGCCCGCTCGATCGCCAGCCGCCGGCAGCTGTTTTCTCGCAGGTCCTGGTGGTGCCGGGCTTGGTTGCGCCGCCAGGCATCCTGCACATCCGGCGGCTCGCTGGTGGGGAACGGCCCCGCATCTGGAACCGGGTCGCGATCAACCGGGAACAGGCCGGGGATGCCCCGATCCCAGGCCTCCCGCTGCACTTGCAGCATCCACGGGTCCACCTCCAGCTGCTGCCGCTGCAGGATGTTGACGGCCGCCAGCTGGGGGCCAATCCGACCCGCCAGATAGCTGATGCCGGCGTGGTTCCGGCTGCCCCGGATCTGCACCACCGGGGAGGTGTTGGCCAGATGCCCCCCTCCCATCAACCCCTCCCATGGCATTGGCTCGATCACCATCGGCCCCCGGTTGGGCCGGAGACTGCGGGGCGGGTAGCGCCGGATGAAATCCAGAGCCCGGGGCGATGGCAGCACCCGCCACTGCATCCGCCGGCTGGGCTGGCCGCTCTTGTCGATCAGCACCAGGCCGGTTTCGCCCCGGATGACCTCCAGCAGCAGCAGTCCCACGGTCGCCCGCTCCATGCGGGTCCAGATGGCGCCGCCCCCCTCGATGGGCCGGGCGGCCATCGCCATCACCGCCTTGCGCTTCTCCGCCGTGGTGCCCTGAAGCAGTCGCTCAAGGCTGGCGGGTGCTCGCTTCTCGATCTCGCCCGCTTTCACCTCGGCTTCCACGGCCAGGCCGATGGCCAGCGCCAACCCTTGGAAGCTGGTGGCGTGGCTCAGCCGATCAAGGATCGTGACTAGGGCCACCGCCGCGATGCGCTGGGGGCTGCCGAGGGCCGCCACCAGGGGCAGGGCCGCATAACCAGGGCCGCCCAGCTGAGGGTTGGTGCCCCAGCGATAAAGAATGGCCTCGACTTCACGGGCCATGGGATCGGCAAACAGCTGAAATAACGCGGTCCCGTATTCGGTGCAGCTCTCCCGGCGATACCGGCGGAGCACCTGCCGCATCACCTGGGCCCGCTGCTGCGCGTTGGTGGCTTCCTGCCATTCCAGCCGCTGCTGAAGGTCCCTATCCACCGTGGTGGATTTGCTGCTTGCCGAATTCATGCCGTTTTTTGCTGCGGCAACAGGGCCGAACGGCAGAAAATCCACCGGGACCCTGTAGAGGTGGGTCCCCTTATCCTCACCCCTGTCGGGGGAACTGTTCTGCAGGGTCGTAAAGGTAGGCAGCGGTTTTTAAGTCCGCTGCGTATACCATTTCGCCATGCCCCCGGTCAGTCCTGGCCTGGGTTCTCGGGTTTTTGATTGCTGCTTCTGCTGCTTGGAAAAGCAGCAATTCGGCAGCAAAAAACGGCAACCAGAGAACGGGTGGACGCATCCACAGTACGGGATCCCATCAGCCCGCTTCCAGCGCTTCCACGCATGCCGAGAGGGCATCGGTGGAGAGGTGGAGGTATCGCTTCACGGCAGCCAGGGAGCTCCAGCCCCCGAAGGTCATCAGCTGCACCAGGCTGATCCCCCTGGTGGCCAGCTTCGAGGCACACGTGTGGCGGGTGGTGTGGATCGTGAGGGTCTGATCGTGGGCCAGGCCTAGGTGCTCCTTGGCCCGATCGAACAGCCGGCGATAGCGGTCGTAGCTGTAGGGGAACACCCGGGCGTTGGGCACCGGCACGCCGCAGGCCTTCACCGCATCGAGGGCCCGGGCGGTTAGGGGCACGGTGCGGGGCTGGCCGTTCTTGGTCTTCCAGAACGTCACCCGGCCCCGCTCCAGATCGACATCGCCCCAGCGCAGCCGCTCCGCTTCCCCCCAGCGGGCCGCGGTTTCGAGGAGGAACACCAGCACCAGGGCGGCGGCGGGCTCCTCGATCGCTTGGAAGTATTCGCACAGCTGGTCCCGCTCGCGGTCGCTCATCACGCGGTCCTTCTCGCCGCCGGGCTTCAGCTGCTTGGGCATCGCCGGCCGGGTGGTGATGCGCCCGTGGAGCTGGGCATCGCTGAACATCGCCTTGAGGGCGGAGAGCTTCCGGTTGATGGTGGCCGGCCGGTTGCCCTGGCCCCGCAGCGAGGCCCGCCACTGCTCCACCGCTGGGGCGTTGATCGATTCGAGCGGTGTGGAGGGTCCGAAGAACTCCACCGCTGCGCCGCTGTAGATCGCGGCCGTTCGTTCATAGGGCAGCCCAGCCCATCGCACCTTCAGCGATAGCTGCCGGGCCTGGGCCAGGGTGAACCCCTGGGAGCTCACCACGGGCTCGGCCATGAGGCGATCCCTCAACTCGCGGCGCTTCTTCTCGGCCTCGGCCTTGGTGCGGCCGCTGGCTTGCCGGCGCTTGCCGTCGATCGTGACGTCAGCAATCCAGCGGATCTGGCCGCTGGCATCCATGCGTTTTCGTACTGCTCCGGTCATGGGGTGGTGTTGGTAGGTGGTTCAGAGGCTTTTGATCTGGCGGAGCAGGGCCCGCCCCCGGCTCGAAAGGGAGACCAGGTAGCGGCGCCTCTCCTCGGGGTCTTTGGTGACTGCAAGCAGGCGGAGGCCTTCGCGTCCAGTTCGGTGGGTATCGGACAGCGCATTTACCGTCCGACTTACAGAGGCATTTGATAGCCCCAGTTCCTGCTCGATTTGTTCGTAAAGGCACGGCTCAGCCCTTGCGACCATTAAATAGACTTGGATGTGGTGGAGCGGGAGCGCGGTCGGCTCCAGAACTGAGAAAGCGGCCAGAGCGGCCTCAAGTCGTACCAAATCCATGGCCTAGTGGGGACACTAGAGTAGACACTAGTACACCTCTGTAGACTGATCCTGCAACCGCTACGGGACTGCTGCAACCATGCAGCAAAGTGGAATGGACCCTTACGGGTTGGAACTTCGATCGAAAGGATTAGAGTCCTCGTTTCCAATTTTAATACTCAGCTGCAGGGGTGTATTTGTTCTCCCCCCCCCCGCCCCCCAACAGCTCTTCGGCTTCCGAGGTCAGAGTGAGGAGGTAGCCGCGGCGGTGCGGGTGCCGCCGGGTTTTGACCAACTGGAAGGGGGCCGGCACCCATCTCCCTGCCGCCATCCGGTCCCGGCCACGGAGCGCCGAGAGGATCCGGTTGGTGCTGGCCACGGCCTGAGGGCGCCCCGGCTGCCCCATGGCCACGCCAAGGTCCCTGGTGTTGTCCACCCCCGCGGCGACCCATAGCAGGGCCTCCACGGTGGCGATCGTCACCCGACCACAGCCGGCCGTCTCGATCGCCGACATTCGCAACCGGTGCAGGATTTCGGCCTGGTGCTGGTGGTGGTTCATGCCCTCCGGCTCCTTTCGTTGGTGAAAACCACGACGTGGTAGCGGACCGATGGCCGACGCCTCGGCTGCATCTGGCCTCGAACCTTGCGGCGGCGCTCCCGCTTCTGGTGTTGCTGGAAGACCAGCAGCAGCACCGGGCCCAGGGTCAAGGCCGCGGCGATCGCCACGGCTGCAGTGGTGGAGCTCATCGGGCGGCCTCGATGCTGTAGAGGGCGACGAGGGCCCCCTGTGCCAGCTCCAGCCGTTCCTGTGTAATGGCCCAATCGCCATTTCCTGGGGGCAAAAACTGGACTTGTTGGGCCAGCAGCTCCTCTAAGGCCTGGACTTGTGGCGCAAGTGCCGCGGCCGCTAGTCGCGCTTGTGTTCGATTGAGGCTCATTTTGTTTCTGGAGTGAGGTTGAACAGGGGGCCAAGGTGGCTGCCATCGCTGAACGGCAGCCAACCCTGGACTGGCTTGTCGGTGCGCTGCACAGTTGGGGACCATTCGCGGGGATCGGCGCCGTTGATTGGCAGCGGCTCCTGTCTGTAACGGTGCATCGGCTGATTCGGAGCGGTGGAGTCAGGCATCAATCATCACCAAAGCCGGCCAGTCGGCCATGCAAGGGTCGTAGGCCTCCTCCAGGGCCAGCCGAAGCTCACTGGCAGGAATGAAGGCCTGGCCGCCTTCAACCTTCCAGCCAAGGGTTTGTTTACCGTCAACGATGTGGCCCCGTTGGCAGCTGGCTAACACCGTATCAACGGTGGGAGGGATTACTTCAGGCCCAAACGTCTCAACCTGCAGAGCAACGCGGTCAGCGTGATTCATGGCCTCGAACTCTTCTCTGGTTGTTGTCGCCTGGGGATCTACATATTCCTGCCACAGCTCAAAGCTCTCGGCAATTTGGCTGTAAGAATAAGAAGGCGATTGCATAGCTTGATTTATGCGATGGGGTGGGCAGTGCTGAGCACTGCAGGGGGCCCAAGTCGCCCAGGGCCCCGGGCAGTGGTCAGGGGCCAGGCCACTCGTTGGGGGCCTGGCGTGGGATGGCTGACCTTGGCGGCTGCTGGGGCCCCCAGAGGCCAACCAGCAGGGCCACCACGGCCACCACGAGGCGAGCGCTAGTCATGGCCCTGCATCCCCATGCTGTCCTTCACCACGCCCACCAGGTCGTCGTAGCTGATGGCGCGGTCTTCGTGGAGCTCGAACCACTGAGAACCAAGCCGGACAAACCACGTCAAGATGCGGTCAGTTACCGGCTCACTAATTGCGAAGGCCTCCATGCCTTGGGTTGCTCTCCAGCGGAACGGAGGCAGGCAGTTCAACGCCTCATCTGCTCGTTCTGCTGTCACCCTGCGGGCCCCAGTGCAGTATTTGGCCCGGTCGGCCTGGGAAGCCCTGGCCCTGGCTTCAATGAATGGCAACACAACTGCGTCGGCGCTGATTCGACCATATTTCTGGAGCACGTCGAACGTTACTTTGTCAAAAAAGCAAAGGTTTTCCTCGTTGAGGAATGAATAAATTCTCCCGGTGGCAGGGTCAAAAATTGTCGGGGTGGTGTCGGTGATGCCCATTACGATTAAGTGGTTGGTGGGTAGGTGGCTGCCAGAGGGCAGCAGGGAAGCCCCGAGGGGCCTCCGTGCTGTCGTCAGGCGTCAAGCAGGCGCTAGGTTTTGATTCCGCTGGGCCTTGCTCTTGAAGCCCTGCACGCCGTATTTGAGCGCCAGCTCTTCAAGGCTGCCCGGATTAGATCGAGAATGGCCAAGGCCGGTTGGCTTCCAGTACCAACACTGCCGGCCAGCGTGCCAGCGGCAGCCTTGTTCCCTAAGGGCCTCCTTCTGTGGTTTTGTGTTGCCACGAACCCAGACCCACAAACCGATCAGATCGATCTGAAGCTCTGGCAGTTTAAGCAATTCGCTGATCTTGT